TTTATTTCATCCCCAGAAAATCCTAAGCCACAATGTAATCATCAGATAAATGAATTTGAGGGAGTTAAAAATACTCCTGAAGAATCTACTAATAAACCTAATCGTATTGGCTGGCGATATGCATTAGATACTTGTCAGCAATACTTTGAATTTTATAGAAATGATTATTGGACGACATTAGAAGTTGAAACAGTTAAGAGTAAGATTCTATATCAGGATGATGAGATTAGAATTCTTTGGAAGGCAAAGCTAGATTTAGTTGTGGATACCAATCAGGGAATCTATCCCGTTGATCATAAGACTATGAAACAGAACAGAGATACAATATCTCTGAATAATCAATTCATAGGTCAGTGTTTACTTCTAGACACACGAACAGTTATTATCAACAAGATAGGTTTCCAAACTAGTCTAGAGCCTAAAGAGAAATTCAAACGAGTAACAATGTCTTACTCGGCTGATAGACTAATAGAGTGGCAGTCTGAAATTTTACCATACTATGCTAAGCGTATGCTTCATGCTGCCGAATCTGAATATTGGGCGCCAAATTTTGATCATTGTGAAACTAAATATGGGGTATGCGCGTTCAAAGAAATTTGTGAAGCTAATCGAGACATGCGCGAAGAACTAATTAAACAGCAATTTATTGTTGGTGAACCTTGGGAACCTCGTGATGATTAAATATAAGTTTATGCGATATCTTGTCGTCTTTATGAACGGACACAAAGAAGAAATCTTCGGTTGTGATTGGATGGATGTAAATCACATTCTGAATGAGCTAATCGTCCGTGTCGGTGTTCCACCGGACCTGATCTACATGCTGGATCTGCGAAGGACTAACAAAGGACCATTAGCATAATTGGTTAATGCACTCGGCCCATAACCGAGCTTATATAGGTTCAAGTCCTATATGGTCCACCAATATATAACCTGCGCGTTTGGTGGAACTGGTATACACAAGAGACTTAAAATCTCTCGCTAGCAATAGCATATAGGTTCAAATCCTATAACGCGCACCATAATTATTAGGAGAAAATAATGCCTATAATTGATGACTGGTCAATCACTGAAGCAATGATAAAGTATGGTGGAAGTTTTGTTAATAGACTTGGAATACTATATCGCTTTGCTGATGAAGAAAATGAAAAGAAATTAAAAGAAGCTTTTTCTGAATATTTTGAGAAATATAGAGAAATAGCTATAAAGTATAACACCTAAGAGTTAGGAAAAAATAATGACTCCAGTAAAATTTCCACAACAAACTACTGTATGGGCAAGAGATCAACCTCCATATCATCCATTACCAGCTTATACTGATAATCAACAAACTATAAGTTGTTGGCGTTTAACATATAAAGAGCGTCTATCTGTGTTAATCTTCGGTAAGCTATGGCTTAGACAGATGAATTTTGGAAAACCACTTCAACCACAAGAACTAATGATTAAAAATCCATTTGTATTATAATAAATAATGATAATAGTCAAAGCCATATTAAAATCAAAATTACTAGATGGTATTGAAGTAATGACTGTTCCTATAGGAACAGAATACTTCATTGATCTGAATAGTAAAATAACTTTAGATTGGTTTAATAAAGATGTAAATTATGGTAAAAAAATTGAAGCTGTAGTAGATGTAATGAATGGAGGATACTTACCTTTTGAATTACTGGAGATTAAACTATGAAACCAGAAAATGTAAATTGTCCTGAATGTAATGGTCCCATGATTTCACGTAAAGGAAAATTTGGTATCTTTTGGGGTTGCTTACAGTTTCCCTTATGTAAAGGAACTAGAGATAATATGGGAATGTCTAGGGAAGATAGAGAATCTTTGATGGATAGAAGTGAAATTAGTGGAACTGATTATGAATAAACCAATTGCGATACTCTCATCGGATTTTTATCGAACATTAGATTGGGCTAGAATTACATTTGATTTAGTAGAAATAAATTTTATGCTAAGAATGCTGATAGATAGTAAGGGGCAACAATATTGTATAATAATCGATCCTCAGCAAGCTCTTGGACGAGAATTTTCCAGTTACATAAAAGCACCTGATTATATTGATTTAGAAACTATAATTCAGTCAAGAGTTAGATAAAAAATGCCAACACTATTTCATCTATATATTATAAGACATAAAGCTACTAATGAAGTAATGCCTCAAATGAAAAAGAATAGAGGTTATACTAGTTGGAATCCTATTTGTAATGATTATCCTGAACAAGCACTAGACATACCTAGATTATTAACATCTAAAAAGCAAGCTAAGATGGTTATTAATCAATGGTTCAATATGCCTAATGCTCACTATGAAATCATTGATGAAGATTATAATATTTGTTTCAAAGATGATGGCCGAAAGAAAGAAGATTTAGAAATAGTAATGGTAGAAATTAACGAATCTCCCGTAAAAATTAGATAAAAAATGCCAACACTAGATACAGTTGACCCTTCTATACTTTTTAGTATGTTTAAAGGAGAACCTGGAACTAGAAAGTCTACTCAAGCCTTATCTTATCCTAAACCCCAATATTGGTTTTCATGGGATAGAAAGATGGAGGCATTACTAAAACCCATGAAACTGTGGGGTATAGATCCAAAACAAATTAACTTTGATGATTATGAAGATTGGAATAAGGCTGCTATTAAACTAGAAAGAATGCAAGTAGATTGTCCATATAAAACTATCATTGTAGATAGTATAACTTCCTGCGCGGATGCGGCATTACGACAATCAATGAAATTAAAGAAAGGAACTAGTAGAAAAAGTGGAGCTACAGCCGGGAAGGAAATTGCTGGTATTCCAGTAAACGAATTAGAAGATTACATGGCTGAAGCAGGAGCATTGAGTGAATTAATTGCTCTGCTCAAAGATATTCACCGGTATCATAAAATGCATGTCATATTGATCGCGCATGTAATTCAAGCCGAATATAAATCAATAACAGGCGAGACTCATATGTCTCGAACAATTGTAACAGCAGGAAAAAGAATTGCTCCAAAAATTCCTGCTTACTGCACTGAAGTCTATCATTTCAATATAGATAAAGGTTTTGATATTTCAGCAGGAGGTAACTATGGATTATTAACAGAGCATACCGGCGATGACTTTGCTAGAACTTCACTTCCACTAGATCGAAAAATAATTTTCAACAATGATCCTATCTATGATAAGTATATCAAACCTGCAATAGACCAACTTAAAGAACCTTCACAACTAACAAAAACTTTCTAAAAACAAACAACAATGCCTATCATTTCATTCACTGAAAAAGACTTGCTTCGTGGAACTGTAGTTGAGCCTGCTTGGTATCGTTTGAAGATTGAAAATATTGGTGAAGCATTATCAAAGGATAAGAATTCCACTAACTACCCTGTAGAGGCTACCATTATTGCTAATGCTGATAATGGGGATGCGCGATTCGCTAACGTGCCGATTGAATGGAATTTCAATAGTAAGGCTCTCGGCTTTACTAAAGGATTTCTTGCTGCTTTCGGTGTTGAATTAAAGCCTGGAGTTAGGTTTGATCTTGCTAATGCTGCTGGTAAGGAACTCGATGTATTTATTGAGAATAAGGAATATGAGGGGCGAATCATAAACAACGTTCCTCACAAGTATCGAACTCCAAGGACTGCATAGTAATATAGTTGCCAATCATATAGCTAAACATATAACCTATATGATAGCTGAAGACTTTAAACTGTAGGCCACAGTGGAGAGTGTCTGAAATGAATGTGTGGATAAAGTGGCCCACACTGGCAACTGCAACAAATAGCGTAGAATTCTGTCTATGTTTATTACACCACATAGCCTACAATATTCGATAATATTCTCCGTTGAGAATTGTAATATGTCGGTATTGTGCCTAAAGACTAAGCAATACGTGTAATAGACATGACAGATAGGGGCGGAGCACAATGTATACTTAATTGTATATACGTGCTCCGCTCCGTTGTATAAAATTATGGCTGAAAAAATCGAAGAATTAACACTAGAAAAATTGAAGGAAGTATTCTATGTAACTATGCATTTAAGTAGAGTAGCTGATGTAGATGAATCATGGAAAATCTTCTTGAGAATTTTAAGAAAACATTGCATTATTATTTCTGAAAGGTAATGATTCAATGACTGAAGATACTAACCGCGCGACTGGAAAGATTATTAAAGTGCATGAAGCAGGATGGGGATTTATTTCTTCGCATGATATTGAATTTACTAGAATCTTTTTTCATTGGCAGGCTCTTGTTCAAGATACCTTGAATTTTAAGGATCTTAGGATTGGTATGAAAGTAGAGTTTACTCCTGTAAAGCATATCGATCCTGAAACAAAGAAGGAAGGCTATCGAGCACATAAAATTCGAGTAATTGAAAACGAAGTCAAGACTTAGTAGGGATAGATTGACTTTCAGAGAGAGATATAAAAAAGAAATTAGATGGGAAGCTAAGGCTTCCGTTATAGAATTATTTCATCTTCTCTCTAAAGAAAGAAATAAAAGTTGGACTATAGAGAACACAGCTAAATATTTCGGAGTAAGTTCAGGACTGATAAGTGAGGATTTGAAATTAGCACGCGCGATTCATGATGATCAGTTAATACTACAGTGTCCTAGTAGACAAAAGGCGTTGAAAAAATTGAATAATGGATAAAACTTACGTCCCCGCATCAGGTCCAATTGGCGCTAAATTAATGATACTAGGCGAAGCACCTAGTTATGCTGAAACTGAAGCTAGACAACTTTTTGTCGGCCCATCTGGTAGAGAATTAGATAGATTACTTAAAGATGCTGGTATTAATAGATCATCATGCTGGATTAGTAATGTCAGTAAATATGAAGTTCTGCCTAATCTACAAGGTAAGAAAATTCCATTTATTATTCGTGCTAAAAATGCAGGAATAGATGTTGATCAACAACTTGAAGAATTACAGATTGAGATAAATTCAATTAAACCACACTGTATTCTAGCATTAGGCGGAACTGCATTATGGGCATTAACAGGAAAAACTAAGATACAAGATTATCGTGGTTCTCTAATGTTAGGCATGGGACATAAAACTGTTCCAACTTTTCATCCTGCGCATTTATTACATCAATCGGGCGGAGAGATTCGTGGATACTGGAACAGACAAGTAATGCTATTTGATTTTAAACGCGCTCTCAATCAGAGTAGATTCTC